TGGCACTGTCGAACCAGAACAGCTTGCCGCCGAAACGGCGCCCGGCTTCCAGCATGGCAAGCGGCTTCCAGGCGAAAGTGCCCGCCGAAACCGCGACATGCGGCGGATACGCATGAAAGGGAAAGGCTACGATCGCGACGAAAGGAAAACGGTGTTCAATGTGCGCGCGGTCTTGCCGGGTCAGGCCGAGATCGACGACGAGAACCCGGGCGACAGCGTTGACGCGATGACGCTCGAGGCTTGCAAGCAGGCGGAAAAGCGTGCGCGCGAAACGGGCATCGGCCCCGGTCACGACCGTAAGCCCGCCTGCCTCGCCAATGCCCCGGCCCTGAGCCGCCGCTACATCCTCGTTCAAGCCCGCAGTTTCGCTCGCGTCCGATGCCATGCGTCGCCCTGCCCCCGCAAGCGCCGCCTCACCTCGATCCGGCGGCTCCGCGTGCTTTCTTCCACGCAATACACCGTGGGCGCAAGCACGACCCGGCAGCACGGGTCTCACCCGCGAAATCCGGTCGAAAAGTGAGTTTTCAAGGGGAAAGGTGGTGCCCAGGGGCGGAATCGAACCACCGACACGCGGATTTTCAATCCCGGAAATTCTGCGCGTGTTCCGACGGCTAGGCAAATTCGCCCTGTAAAACTGGCGACGGCAAATCAAGCACTTAGCGGGGATTTGTCAAACCTCTTGGCCGAGGAAATCCGCGATCTCGCGTACCTGGTAAGCCGCATCGGCTCGCGTCGATACGCGACCCCCGAGACGATCCTCGAGGACAAGCACGAGGCCGCCGACAGGCTTCTCACCCTCGCCGACCGGCTGGACGGGGTGCGGGCATGACGGGCCTCGCCTCCCATATCGCCACGGTCGCCAAGCACCTCCTGGGGGAGCCGAACAAGGCGCTATCCAAAGGGGGCGAGCTGCGGTTCGGCACGCACGGTTCTCTCTCAGTGAAGACCACTGGACCAAGCGCCGGCACATGGCACGACCATGAAGCGGGCAAGGGAGGCGGCGTGCTTGATCTCGTCGTGCGCGAGCGTGGTGGCGACCGCAAGACGGCGGCAAGATGGCTCGCCGACGAATTGGGGATTGGCGACACCGAAAGCCGGGCACCTCGTCGCGAGGTGGCCGCCTATCCCTACTGCGACGAAGCCGGCGAGCTTCTGTTCGAGGTGGTGCGCTTTGAGCCCAAGGAGTTCCGCCAACGCCGACCGGATGGCAACGGCGGCCACATCTGGAACGTGAGGGGCGTCCGTCAGGTTCTCTATCGCCTTCCCGAGGTGCTGGAGGCCATCGCCGGGGAACACACTGTGTTCATCGTGGAAGGCGAGAAGGACGCGGATCGGCTTTGGCGCCTTCACATACCGGCAACCTGCAATGCCGGCGGCGCGGGCAAATGGAAGTCCGACTATGCCGAGGCGTTCCGGGGCGCCGACGTGGTCATCATTCCCGACAATGACGACACCGGCCGCGATCATGCCGAGACCGTCGCCCGCTCCCTGCACAAGGTGGCGGAACGGGTGCGCGTGCTCGACCTGGTAAGCCTCCCCCGGAAAGGCGACGTGTCGGACTGGATCGACGCGGGAGCAAGCCGGGAAGACCTATACGAGCTGGTAGAGACCGCCACCGACTGGCGACCGCATACCACCACGCATCTGCCCATGGTGTGGTTCGGCGAGGAAGACAGTGGGCCGGCCCTGTCATGGCTGGTGAAGGGCCTACTGGTGGATGGCGGCCTTTCCGCCATCTACGGGGCGCCCGGCACGTCGAAGACCTTTCTTGCGGTCGATATGGCGCTCAGCATCGCACATGGCCGCGAATGGTTCGGCCTGAAAACCCGGCGAACCGGCGTCGTCTATGTGTCGGGCGAAGGCGGGCCGGGAATGCGGCGACGCATGAAGGCATGGCGCCAGGAGCGGGACGGCGACCCTACGGCGCCCTTTGTCATGGTGCCCTCGTCGGTGAACCTCTTTGACGACGAGAGCGAGGCGGACATGCTCGTCTCTGACATTCTCGCTTGTCGCCAGCGCATGGGCGAGGAAGTCGGCTTGGTCGTGCTGGACACCCTGTCACGCATGATCGGGTCAGGTGACGAGGACCGGGCGCGGGACATGAATGTCATCGTGCAGCGGGCTGAAAAGATCCAGCGCGAGACCGGCGCGCATGTCCTGCTGGTGCACCACACCGGCAAGGACAAGGATCGGGGAATGCGCGGCTCGAATGCGCTTCTAGGCGCTGCCGATGCCGCTCTTGAAGTCGCACGGTTCGAAACCGGGCTGTGCGAGTTGACAGTCGCCAAGGTGAAGGATGGCGGCGACCTGACTTCCTTCAAATACGAGCTTTCGCAAGCGGTTCTCGGGGAGGATGCGGACGGTGACGAAATCACCTCTTGCGTCATCGCCCCTGCGGATGCGCGCCAGGGCTCAGAGGGAAGCGGCCGCCACAGGCTCGGCGACCGGGAAGAGATCGCGCGGCGATGCCTCGCCGATCTTCTCGCAGACCCCTCCGTGACAGGCGTGACAAGGCGTGACACCGGCAAATGTCACGGCGTGACAGGCGGACTTCCGTCCCATGTCACGGCAGTTGTCACGGTCGATGTGTGGCGTGACGCCACCCGTGACAGGCTGGGGGAAGACCCCGGCGACAAGTGGCGCAAGCAGTGGGAACGCATGAAAAACAAGCTGTTACGCCTCGATGTGGTGGGCATTCAAGGAGGGATGGCATGGCTGGCGTGACAGGTATGTCACGGCGTGACACGGACAAATGTCACGGCGGTGCGAGGGGGCGTGACACCCTACGCCCCCCCTAAAGGGGGGCTAGGGGGTGTCACGACCAGCCCCCGCACGGAAACCGCCGGCCGGCTTGGGTCCTTCCTGGGCCGGATCAATACGGGTGAGCTTAGCCCGACGTTTTCCGCTGTGAGCTCAAATTGATAGCTAAACACTAATGACGGCAATGGGTTAGACATGCACGAGGCGCATGGATCGGACATGATCGAGGAACCGAAATCACTGCGGAAGACCGCCTTCGCGAAGCTGGTCAGCGTGTCACCGGGCCGGGTGTCGCAGATGGTGAAGGCCGGCCTGCCGGTGGAGCCTGACGGGCGCATCGACGTGGCACGGGGCCGGGAGTGGATCCGCGCCAACGTGGACCCGAAGCGCTCGGCGGCGCAATCCGACCAGGTGGCGCTTCCCTTCGCCGCGCAACCGGACGCGGCGGCCGAACGCGCCCGGCTGGTGCGGGAACAGGCGGACCACGCGGCGCTCAAAAACGCCATGCTTCGCCGGGAACTGCTATCGGCCGTGGAGGTCGAACGCTCCTGGTCGGACACGCTTCGCCGGGTGCGCTCCCGCGTGCTCGCCGTCCCCTCGCGCCTTCGTCAGGTGCTCCCGCACCTCACCACCCACGACGCCCAGGCCATCGAAGCGGAGCTTCGGGCCGCCCTGGAGGATCTCGCCCATGACCGGTGACACGCTTGCCCGCGTCCGTTCGGCCGCGCTTCGTGCCCTGTTGCCGCCGCCGCGCCTGCCGCTTTCCGACTGGATCGAACGCGAGATCCGCTTGCCGGAAGACGTGTCCGCCCTGCCCGGCCCGATCCGCCTCTATCCGCCGCAACGGGGCATCGCCGATGCCATCAGTGACCCGGAAATCGAGCGGGTGACGGTCGTGAAGTCGGCGCGCGTCGGCTACACCACGCTTCTGGTCGGCGCGCTTGGCGCGCATGTGGCGAACGAGCCGGCGCCGGTGCTGTTCGTGCTGCCGACCGAGGACGATTGCCGCAACTTCGTCGTGACCAACGTGGAACCGACCTTCGAGGCCTCGCCCGCCCTTGCCGGCGCGCTCTCAGGGGCGAACGAGGGACAGGGCGAGAACCGCAACACGCTTTTGTCGCGGCGCTTCCCCGGCGGGTCGCTCAAGGTCGTGGCGGCCAAGTCGCCACGCAACCTTCGCGCTCACAACACCCGAATCCTGATCGTGGACGAGGCCGACGCCATGGACATGACGGCGGAGGGAAGTCCGATCCTCCTTGCCGAAAAGCGCACCCTCTCCTTCCCGGATCGCAAGATTGTCATCGGCTCCACTCCGATCTTCGAGGAAACCTCGCATGTGCTGCAGGCTTACGCCCGCTCCGACATGCGCGTCTTCGAAGTGCCGTGTCCGGAGTGCGGCGACTTCCACGAAATCGCCTGGCGTGACATCCAGTGGCCGCCCGACCGGCCGGAGGAAGCCGCCTGGTGCTGCCCCTCCTGCGGGTCGGTGGTGGAGGAACGGCACAAGCCGGCAATGGTCACGGCCGGGCGCTGGCGCGCGACCGCCCCGCATGTGAAGGGACATGCCGGCTTCCGCCTTACGGCGCTGGTGTCACCGCTCGCCAATGCCGCCTGGGGCCGGTTGGCGAGCGAATTCCTCGCCGCGAAGGACACGCCGGAGCTGCTGCAAACCTTCGTCAACACGGTTCTGGGGCAAGGCTGGCGCGCCGAGGGCGAGGAACTGGACGAGGCGGCGCTCGCCGCGCGGGCGGAAGGCTGGTCGCTCGAGGCACTGCCGGAAGAGGTGCTTGCGCTCACGGCCGGGGTGGACGTGCAGCGGGACCGGCTCGAAGTGACGTTCATCGGCTGGAACCGCGCCGGGGATGCCTTCATCCTCGCCCATGCGGTGGTGTGGGGCGCGCCCGCCGACGAAGCCACATGGGCGGAGCTGGACGGGCTGTTGCGCCAGACCTATGCGCATCCGCTTGGCGGCCGGCTGGCGCTGGATGCGGTCGCCATCGATTCCGGCGACGGCGAGACCATGGAAGCGGTCTATGCCTATGCCTTCCCGCGCGCCGGCCGGCGGGTTCTGGCGATCAAGGGCGCACCGGGCGCCCGGCCGTGGATCGAGAAGTCAAAGACCAAGACGCGCGGCGGCCGCCTCTGGATTGTCGGCGTGGACGGCATCAAAAGCCATCTCATGGGCCGGCTTTCCAAGGGCGCGAGCGTGCGCTTCTCCGACGCACTTCCGGCCGCCTGGTATGAGCAACTGGCGAGTGAGCGGGCGGTGGTGCGCTACACGCGCGGCCAGCCGCAACGGCGGTTCGAGCGCATTCCCGGCCGGCGCGCCGAGGCGCTGGATTGCGTCGTCTACGCCTTCGCCGCGCGCCAGGTGGTCAATCCGAACTGGCAAGACCGGCTTGACGAGCTGGCCCGGCCGGAGGTGCGAGCTGCGAAGCCGGCGCCGGTCATTCGGTCGGGGTGGATGGAATCATAACCTAAAGAGTCCGACCACAACGCAAGCCACTATCCTCCCTTCGATCGAAACGATATTTCCGCCATGACTTGCTCTACATCTACTTCGGATAAATTAAACACCATTCTATCAAGATATATTTGCTTTCTATATTCTTCAGAATGATGATTTTCGTAGTATTTTGTAAAATTACCCCTTAACGAATAAACAAAAACCTCAATTGTATCCTTGCATTCTATCGCATCAACAATAATATCAACAAACCTTACTTGATCAGGACGATCATTATTTGCGTAAATCAAAGAAATCTCGAGCCTGTCTTTTCTGTAGATAAAATCGACAAATTTATCAAGTGAAGCGTCATCAACTGTGTCGACCCTGTCCAGGATCTCCCTAAGATAATTCTTAAAAAAACCATCAGATACAACTTCATACGCAATTTTGTATTCAAATGAGGTGATTAAAGCAATTATGCGATCGAGAGCACTAGATAAATTCATGGCGGAACTATGAACAATCGCTTTTGATGCCTTAGCTCTCTTGTCTGCATTTCTTTTATCTTTATCTATTAGGTAATTAAGCTCTTTTTTCTGAATTCTAATCTGAAATCCCATAAACAATATAACAAAAAATGAACCTAGAATAGCTATCAATGCAGAAATTAATGTTTGCCAATCCTGTAATTTGCACATTATTTCATAACTATAACTACAGTATTCCTTATCAAAAATATGGTAAACAGTGTCTCGCCATTGTTCGAATGACAAATTCATTTTCGCAACCTCACACCTGGCCCTTCACCGTTCTCGTCAATGAAGATCACGCCGGCCGCTTCAAAGGCGGCGCGGATCGCCTCGACCGTGCGCGGCTTCAACTCCTCCCCGCGCTCCAAGCGAACAACCGTATCGTGCGACACTCCCGCCAATTCGCCAAGGCCGCGCACGGTTAGTCCGAGTGCCGCCCGCGCCATTTTCGACTGGATAGGTCGCATATTCTGAATTCCGTTCAGTTTCTGATTGACGTACAGATTTTGTAAGATAAGAATCCGTACATTATTCAGTTTCTACCACAGGAGCACACGAATGGGCATCCATTTTCGTGAACGGGGAAGGTGTGTCCCGGTCTGGCTGACCATCGAGCCGGCGACCCGCAGGCGCATCGAGGCGGCAATCGAGAACCTGCTCGCGCTTCTCGACCAGATCGACGGGGATTGCGACCAGGAGCACGACACGGCGGACCTGGAGCCGGACGGCACCGACGAGGCCCCCGACGTGCCGGCCTCCACCGGACATGACCAGCGCCAGTGGTCGCACGGAAACCGGGAGGGCTCACGATGAGCGAATGTCGCGTGGCGGCCATCGGCCGCGAGCTTGCCGAACTTTCCCGCGAGTGGGACCGGCTGGACGACGAACGCCTCAACGTCAAGGGCGCGCGCCAGCTCCTGCTGGAAAGCCTCGAAAACCAACTTCTCGACCGGATGGACCTGTTGAAGGCAGAAGCCTGCGCCACACAGGCCGCAAGTGCGGCCGGCGCCATGGTTCAAGCCATGATTGCCCATGATCTCGCCAACCAGCTCAACAGCCATATCCCCGACGACGTGCCGGCCTATGAGGTCGGACCGCCGATGCGCGCCCTTGCCCGCGCGCTCTATTCCGCCGTGGATGCCATCGCCGCAACGCTCGGCGAAGACCCCGACACCTTCGGCGCCAGGCACTTCATGTGCCGCGACTGGCACCCGTTCCACCTGGCGGAGCGGGTTGCGGGTGAAGTGTGAGCCGATCTCTAGCGTAGATCGCCCTCCAGGATAGAACGGAAATCCGATTTCTGTTTTTGCTTGACACCGCCCCTAATATTCAGGCACGGTCAAATCAGAAATTGGATTTCTGAAAATGTGAGGTCGGTTCAATGATCGTGAAAGAAATGGCGCGGCGTCTGTCGCAGGCGACCGGACAGACTGAAGAACTGCACGCCGGCCAGATCCGCCATTGGGCGAGAAACGGCCTGTTCATGTTCGAGATCCCCGAGCGTTCGGGGGAAGAAGCAAACTCGCGCTTCTACTTCAATGACCGGCACCTTGCGGCGGCCCGACTCTTCGCCCTGTTCGCCGCGATGGGCTGTGACATCGACCAGCTCCGCAAGGTGTCGCAAAGGATAAATAACATCGTCGGAGACGACGCGCCGAGGATTGAACACGACGGGTTCTTCGAGATCGAGCGCAACGGCCTCAAGGTCGTGGTGGACGCGGCCAAGGCCGGGGATTTCGGCTGGTGCTTCGGCGTCTACAGTGACGAGGCCGGGACCGTGAAGGGCGGCGGCATGATGCGCGACCCCTCCAGCGGGTATACGGACCTGCTGCACGGTGTCGCACCGGTCTTCACCGCCATCGCCCTGGGTCCGCTCTTTCGTCGGCTCTTCGCCCCGTCCGGCAACGGCGAGGCCTGACCCATGCGCGCCCTCGCCCGTCGCGTCCTTGACGCCCTCTTTGCCACCCGCTCGCTCGATGCGGCCGGCGGCGGCCGCCGGTGGCGGGATGCCCCGGCGATCAACGGGGCAAGCACGCTGCACGCCTCGGCGGCGACGGTCTCGGCGCGGGCGCTGCACTTCGCGCTCAACAACCCGCTTGGCGTCCGCCTTCTGGAGTGTCTGGCAACCAATGTTGCCGGCGACGGCATCAAGCCGCGCTCCGAACATGAGGACGAGGCAACCCGCCGGGCGCTGCACCGCCGCTTCAAGGTCTGGACCGACGAGGCGGACGCGGACGGGCGAACGGACTTCTACGGGCTCCAGCAACTCGCCGTGCGCGATCTCGCCACCTTCGGCGAGGCACTGTTCCTCCTGCTTTCCCATCCCGACACGGGCGCGCCGCAGCTTCGCCGGCTGCACCCGGACCAGCTTGACCGCTCCATGACGCGGATCGCCGAGACCGGCCCCGCGATCTATCAGGGCGTGGAGTTCGACCACTTCGGGCGGATCACCGCCTATCACATTCGTCAGGCGGCGCCTGGCGATACGCTCGCCGGCATTCAGCAAGCGCCCGTGCGGATGCCGGCGAGCGACGTCATTCACCTGTTCCGCCCGCTGGTGCCCGGGCAGATACGCGGCCTGTCATGGTTCGCCCCGGTGCTGTTGCCTGCGCGCGAGCTGGACGCGCTCCACGATGCGCTCTTGATGCGCGCCAAGGTCGCGGCCCTTCACGCGGGCTTCATCACCGATCCGGACGGCGCCGCGCTTTACGATGGAGAACAGACCGGCAACACGCAACAAGCGGGCCTTGAGCCGGGGGCGCTGATCCCCTTGCCGCCGGGCAAGTCGGTGGAGTTCCCGGACGTGCCCGACCAGGGCGGGGCGGGCAGCCTTGCCACCAGCACCTTCCGCCTGATCGCGGCCGGAACCAACGTCACCTACGAACAGGCGACCGGCGATTACAGCCAGGTCAACTATTCCAGTGCCCGCGCGGCGCTGCAGGAGTTCCGCCGCTTCTGCCAGTCGGTGCAGCATCACACACTTGTCTTCGGCATGTGCCGGCCGGTATGGCGCGCGGTCATCCGCCATCAGGTTCTTACCGGCGAGATCCCGGCCGCGCTCTACCAGGGCGACCGGGCGGCCTTCGATGCCGCCAAATGGCTTCCCCCGGCCTGGCCCTGGGTGGACCCGGAAAGCGAGGCCAAGGCCGCCGAGATCGCCCTTAACAACCGGCTCCGCTCCCGCTCCGAGATCATCGCCGAACGCGGCTACGACGCGGAAGACGTGGACGCGGAAATTGCCGCCGATCACGCGCGGCTCGCGCAACTCGGCATCGCCCCGCAACAGGCTGCACAGGAGGCCGCCGAATGAACGCTCCCGTTCTCATGCGCACCGGTTTTACGCCGGCAAGCGTGGACGAGAAGGCCCGCACGGTGGAGCTGGTCGCCTCGACCGGTGCCGGCGTCACCCGCCGCGATGCGGCCGGCCCCTTCACCGAGGTCCTGGAGGTCTCGGAACAGGCCATCGACCTGACCCGGCTGGAGGGAATGCCGCTTCTCGACAGTCACCGGCAAGACGGGCTGGAAAGCGTTCTCGGCGTCGTGCTCGCCGCGCGCTTCGAGGCCGGCAAGCTGGTGGTCAAGGTTCGCATTTCCCCGCGCCACGAAGCCATTTGGGCGGACGTGCGCGACGGGATCATCCGCAATGTTTCGGTCGGCTATCTCCCCAAGAGCTGGCGCGACGGCAAGGACCCGAACACGGGCGCGAGGGTCCGCACCGTCACCGGTTGGGAGCTACGTGAAGTCAGCCTTGTGGCGGTCGGAGCCGACCCGGCCGCCCGCACAAGAGGAACGGTAATGCCTGAATCGCAGACCACGCCGGACGCGCCCCCGGCGTCCACCACGACCACGCCCCCGCAGGCCGAGACCCGCGCGGCCGTCAACCAGGAGATCCGGGCGCTTGCCGCCACCTTCTCCCTGGGGAACGATTGGGCAAACGAGCTGATCGACCGCGGGGCGAGCGATGCCGAGGCCCGCGCCTCGGCACTGGAGACCCTGAGCACCGCGCGGGAGCGGGCGCCGGTGGCGCGCTCCAGCGGCATGGTGCACCACGACGACCCGGCAACGCTCGCCACCCGCATGGGGGAAGCGATCTACGCCACCCGCGTGAACCCGGCGCACCAGCTTTCCGAACAGGCCCGGGCTTACACCGGCCTGACCACGCTGGACATGGCCCGCGACTGTCTCCAGCGGGCGGGCGTCTCCACCACCGGACTTGCGGCCGCCGAGACGATCACGCGGGCGCTCAACACCACCAGCGATTTCGCCGCGATCTTCGCCGACACGGCGAACAGGACGCTTCGGGCGGCCTATCAGGCGGCGCCCGGCACGCTCAAGCGGCTGGCGCGCAAGACCACGCACACCGACTTCCGCGCCAAGACCAAGGTGCAGGCCGCCGACATGGCCAAGCTGGAGAAGGTCAACGAGCACGGCGAATACAAGAATTCCGGCTTCATCGAGGCCAAGGAAACCTACGGCATCGGCACCTTCGGAACGATTGTCGGGCTCACCCGACAGGCGCTCATCAACGACGATCTCGGCGCCTTCACCGATCTTGCCGGCAAGCTCGGCGCGGCGGCTTCCGGGTTCGAGGCGCAATTCCTGGTGGACCTTCTCACAAGGTCCGGTGGCGTCGGGCCGGTGATGGATGACGGCAAGCCGGTCTTCCACGCTGACCACGGCAACCTCGCCGCGATCGGTGGCGGGCTTTCGAAGGAGACGCTTTCGGCGGCCCGGCTCGCCATGCGGCGACAGACCGGCATCAACGGCCGACCGATTGCAATCGCCCCGAAGTTCCTCCTGGTGCCGCCGGAGCTGGAGACCACCGCCGAGGAAATCCTCGCCACGATCCAGCCGACCAGGACGGATGACGTGAATGTCTTCGGCGGCAAGCTGGAGCTCATCGTCGAAGCCCGTCTCACCGACGTGAACCGCTGGTACGTCGTCGCCGATCCGGCGAGCGTCGAGGGGCTGGAATATGCCTATCTCGCCGGCGCCGAAGGTCCGCAGACCGAAAGCCGGGCCGGCTTCGAGGTGGACGGTGTGGAAACGAAGGTTCGCCTGGACTTCGGCGCGGCCTTCCTGGACTGGCGCGGCTGGTACCAGAACGAGGGCGCGTGATGGCGACCCTCGCCGAAATGACGGATCGGCTGGACCGGTTGCGCGCCCTGCGCGCCACCGGCCGCCGGGCGGTCGAATCCGAAGGCGAGAAGGTGGAATTCCGAAGCGATGCGGAGCTTGCGGCCGCGATCACCGACCTTGAGCGCCAGATTGCCGCACAGGCCGGCAGGCCGCCGGCCCGTGTGGTCTACATCAACTCTTCGAAAGGCACATGACCATGAAGAACTTCGTGCAGCCGGGCAATTACGTCACCGTCACCGCGCCGGCCGGTGGCATCGCCTCCGGCGATGGCGTCCTTGTCGGCCACCTCTTTGGCGTGGCGACCACGACCGCCAAGGAAGGCGAGGAATGCGAGATTGCGACCAACGGCGTCTATGACCTGGCGAAGGACACCGGCGAGGCCCTGACGGCCGGCGCACCGGTCTACTGGAACGCCAGCGCCGGGGAGGTCACCACGACGGCAACCGACAATCTGCGTATCGGAACCGCCGTCCTGGCGGCCGCGACGGCGGCCGTGACGGGCCGCGTTCTCATCACCGGACACGCGATCTAGCGGCGGGTGTTCCTGGGCGGTGCGGTCCCGCCTCAAGCCCATGCCCGCCGCCGCTAGGGATCCTTGTCGGGCATGGGCAGGCCGCTTCTCATTTGAAACAGGAGCTTTCCACGATGAACCGGGCTTTTGTCGAACTGAACATGCCGCCCTTTCGCATGTTGAAGAAGGGAGACGCGGCCAGCTATTGCGGCATGGCCGCCAGGGCGTTTGAGGGGTTGTGCCCCGTAACGCCAGTGCAGATGCCGAATGGCGTGCGCCTTTGGGATGCGCGCGACCTGGACGCCTGGCTTGACGAGTTGAAATCTGGTGCCGGCACCAGCGACGACGACATTCTCGACAAGCTGGATTGAAGCCATGACCGTGGTGCGCGTACGTGGCTTCCAGATCTTCAAGGATCGCTTCGGGAAATGGCGGTGCTACCATCGCAAGACCCGCCAGCGCGTCGACCTGGACAAGGCGCCGCTCGGATCGGCCGCCTTCTTTGCCGAGTGCCAGCGCATCACCGACGCGCTGGTGATTGTTGGCGAGCCGAAACCCGGCACACTCGGCTCCATGATCGAGAAATACAGGGCGAGCCGCGATTTCCTGGAGAAGGCCCCCCGCACCCGCTCCGACTATCAGCGGGTGTTCGACTATCTCCACGCGATCCGAGACGAGCCGCTTTCAAAATTCACCTCGCCGCTGATCGTGAAGATCCGCGACAAGGCCGAAGCCAAGCGCGGTGCGCGGTTCGGCACCTATGTGAAGCAGGTGCTTTCCCTTCTGTTCTCCTGGGGCAAGGAACGCGGCTACGTCTCCGAAAACCCGGCGCTCGGCGTGCGCGGCGTGAAGCGCAAGCGCGGGGCACCGCGCGCAAACCGCCCGTGGAGCGATGCCGAACGCCATGCGGTGCTGGAGAAGGCCCCGCCTTCGATGCTGCCGGCAATCGGGCTCATGATGTTCACCGGACTGGGGCCGCAAGACGCCCTCGCCCTGCCCCGCACTTTCTACCGTGACGGCGCCATTGCGACGACCCGCTCCAAGACCGGGGCGCCTGTCTACTGGCCCGTCATCAAGCCGCTTCGGGAGATCCTGGAGACGGCGCCGGAACATGAGGCAATCACCCTGTGCGCCAACTCCTTCGGGCGGCCGTGGAGTGTCTCCGGCTTCCGCGCGTCGTGGAACACCTTCCGCCGCAAGCTGGAGGCCGCCGGCGAGGTTCAACCCGGCCTGACGCTCTACGGGCTGCGACATACCGTTGCGACGATCCTTCGCGAGGCAGGATGCGACGACCGCACCATTGCCGATGCGCTCGGACAGAAGACCGAGGACATGGCCCGGCACTACAGCCGGTCCGCCGACCTGCGCCGGAAGATGGGTGACGTCGGAACCGTCTTCGAGACCGCCGTGAACGCCCGGCGAACACAAACTGTCAAACCGGACGAGAAATAATGTCAAACCGAGAGGCAAACGAGATGCCGCCGGATCAAACATCTAGCGATTTCAAGGGGAAAGGTGGTGCCCAGGGGCGGAATCGAACCACCGACACGCGGATTTTCAATCCGCTGCTCTACCAACTGAGCTACCTGGGCCCCGGGGCGTCGCAATCAGGTGCGTGTCGCCCGGAAGTGCCGGTCTTATAGAGGCTGAATTTCTGCCTGTCCAGCGGTGACGGCAAAGTTTTGCACAAGCTCGCGCAAGGGGTTGGACGGCCACCATCACGACAGGCACGGCCTC